TCCTTTTAATAAAGGAAGTAAGATTTTTGAAATATATAACGGTGCAGGTGGAAGTTTTTATATTCAATATAAAAATAATTGTGAAATAGAATCAGCTACAGATTTATCATTAGTAGAAGAATATATGAAAGTGAGAACTTAAATATTATGAATGATAATTCAAAGTATGAGTTAGTAAATGTTGAATCGTTTTCACAAACATTCCGTGAAATAGGAAAACAACTTGCAAATTGTGTGAATAGTTTAGCTAAATCAATTTTGACAATTTGGGAATCTGTTAAAGAGTCAATGATAGATCCTATTTTTAATAAAAAAATATCAAGAAAACGTTTTATAAAGTTAATTATGTCAAAAGGCATACAAAGAAATCAAGCTAATATTTTAGCAAATAAATACCACAAAAGAAATGGCGGTTATACTTTTGGAAACGTGTTAATCGAATGGAGGAATATTCAAAAAAATGAGAGATGAAGCAAGAGAATATTTTAAAAAATGTGATTTAACTTATAGTGATATAAGCATGGATGATATATATCACTTGATAAGTATACTTAATCATTTAATCGTTGAAGACAATATTTTAATTATGATGAATGAGCCTAAATTAAAAGGTAGTAATAGAAATGTTAAATTAGATAAGAACAATAATATAATTTTTGCAAATTTAAGATGTAAAGGAAATTATTTTGCCGATCGAGAAGCTATTACTTTTAATGAAGATGGCTTTATAGGATTTTGTGGTTGGGCTGATCCGAAAAGAACAAGAATATTTACATCTGGATTCATCAAATGGTGTGATTATTTAAAAGAAAAGCAATTTAAAGAATTAAGTAAAATGTTTCCAGAAATTCCAGAGGAGGTATAAAGATGGATATGAGTTTAAAAGAATTTTTTAAAAAAATAGCAGAAATGATGTTTACGTTAATAGTTGTAGCTTTCTTTATTGTTTTCTTTGCAATAGTGTTTATGTTAATGATTAACGGTATAACCTGGTGGGCTAATTATTTAGATTTTATTTAATAAAGTATAGGATGTGATATTTTATGATTAAAACAGTACAGGCTAGAATGATATGCAATAGAATTAAAGAAGATGCGGATTTTGTAAATCAATTAAAAGATTCTTATATAGAGCTAGAAAATAAATTTCATGAAGTAGATAAAAAACTAAAAGAGCAAAAAAAGTTGTTAAGTGAAATTGCAGATTTTAAACTAGAACACAATATACCAGATGATGTAAAATTTATAATTATGTTAAATCCACTATATGTTGATTATTATAAAAAAATAGGTATTGAAGCAAAAGGATTATTTGATGAAACTGGTAAGCCACGTATCTAAAGAAGAATTAGAGAAAATGGGATTTGAACCTGGTGAAACATCGAATTATGAGAAATTTCATATAAGAACTTTAAAAAACGGCTCATGGTCCTTAATAATCCAAGAAAATAAAGAATTAGCCATTGTAAGTTATATTTTTGATGAGAAAGAAGAAAATTTAACAACGAAGTTAATTACTGATGAAAATATTATAAAAAGGTACACCAAAGAATTGAATGACAAAGGTTATCTTGCACCAGATTATTTTGTTCCACCTAAAGGACAAATGTATTTTGATAATAACGGGAGGATAAAAGTATTAAAATGAAAAAAATTTTATTAAAAATAGCAACTTATATATTTAAAAAATACGACGTAACACCTATTTTAGGTTTAAGTCAAACAATTATATTCCAAGATCATGTTTATCTTATAACAACTATTGATTTAACTAGCGAATGGGGTTGTGTTGACGAATTAAAAATAAAATGTCATGGGATACCTGGAGTAAATAAATGAAAGCATACATTAAGAAAGAAAAATGGGAAGAGTTTAAATATGATTATTTAAAATACGGATTCACCCAGGCAATAAATCCTAAAGCCGGATATGTAAAAGTAATTGATAAAGAGTATCCCATGTTTGTTGCAGTAATTAGAAAAACTAGAGAATTAAAATTGATTGTTGGGAATGGTGAAAGTCCATTTATGGAGGTCCAACAACAATATTATCAAGAATTATATGATAATAATTTTGTTGAATTTAAAAAAGGAAAATTTGATTAAAGAGGTGATTTTATGGCAAGAAGAGTCAAGACTTTTGGTGGACAAGAAGAAACGTTGCCAATAAAAGATCCAAAACAAATAGAATCACTTTTAACGTATTTTTTAATAAAAAGAGATAAAGCCAAGAGTGATGTTAAAAAATTCCAAGCAGATAGAAATTATATGTTATGTTTAGTAGGATTTAACACAGCATTTAGAGCAGAAGATCTTTTACAATTAAGAAAAAAAGATTTAAACGGGTATGTACACATTAAAGAAAATAAAACAGGTAAAATGCAAAACTTTAAAATGAACAAAGATTTTTACCAGGAAGTTTTAGATTATTGTGAAAGATGGGAAATAACAGATCATGAATATTTGTTTATGGGTCAAAAAAAATCACAAACTTATAACGAAAAAACGTATCCTATAACATTGCCTATAACTAGGCAGCAAGGACATCGTATTGTTTCACGTGCAGGTGATGCTATAGGAATTAACTTTGTTTTTGGATTACATAGCTTAAGAAAAACTTTTGGATACCAATATTTAAAAAATGGTGGTAATCCAGAAACGTTAATGAAAATGTATAATCATGATGATTATGACTATACAAAAAGATATACACATTGGGGAATTGATGATGCAGAAGCAGATCGTGAAGCTATGTATATTGGACTAAAAAAGAGGTCCTTAAACCTCAAAAACAAACGTTCGTAAAGATAATAAAAATACGATAAAATTCTTATCGGTAACATTTTTGAAAAAACAAATAATATTAAAAATAAATAATTCCCTTATAAAATCAAAGGTTGATAGCAAAAAAAACACATATTCAAAAATTTTACAGTTTAAGGGAATATGTAACATTTATTTAGTGAAGATTTAGGAGGTATTTATATGGATTTAGAATTAGAAATTATCCAGTTTCAATCATCTCAATTATTATCTAAAAAAAAGGATATTACAGAAGAAATCCAAAAGCATAATGTTGCAAGAAGTATAATTGCAACAGGACAGTTAATTTGTACTATCTCAATTATGCAAAAGCCAGAAGATCCACAAAAAGAAATTAGATTATTTGAAGAATTAGATAAATTAGCAGGAGTTATGGAAAAATGATTTACTTTTTAGTAGGATTTATAATTGGTTATGTAGGATTAGATATTTATTTAAAATTTAGCAAAAGAGAGGTGAAATTATGGAAGAAGAAAAATTGGAATGTGAACAATTTGAAGAAAGAATCAAAGATAAAACAGAAGAAGAGTTAAAACAAGAAATAATTGATTTAGTAAAAGATGCTTTAGGTGATAAAGAAGAAATATCTTCAAAAGAATTTACTAAAATGTTAGAGTTGCATCTAATTATGATTTATTCAGATAATGATTTTTATGAAATAGAGTATTTAGGTAGACAAGCTATAGTAGAACATTATTCTTATGAAGAATTTGTTATTAGGAGGAAGAAATAATGTGGGGATTTTTAGGAACTTTAGTTGTTTGTATCACAATTATTATCATAACTTATAAAAAGAAATAATAAGGGGTGGTAATCATGTATGTAGAATATCACAAATGTTGGTATTTAATGATTTTAGCTAAAAGAGATTTAGAAAAATTACAATCAAAAAAAGATAACATTTTATCAGAATTAGCAAAGACAGCAGCCGAATTAAAAGATGTAACATCAAGTGGAAATCAAACGTCAGACAAAATGGGAAATCTAATTGCTTCAAAAATAGACTTAGAAGAAGTAATAAAATATCAAATTGTGTTATTTGATTCTCGAAAAGAAAGAGCAGAAGAAAAATTAGAAGAACTTAAAAAGAGCAAGGATTTAGACGATATTATTTATCTTTTAAAATTTGTTTCAAGATTTAAAACAAAGGAAGTTTCAAAAGTTATTAGTTATACAAGAGAATATACGTATGATTTAATTTCTAAAATTAGATCACAAATGAAACAAATTGAAAAAGAAATTGATGATAGTTTAAAACAAAAAAAATAACAACTTTTTAAAGTTCTTACAAAATCTTACAAAATCTTAAAAATCTTGTGTTATTATGATATTGTGAGATTATTTCAAAAGCGGATGCCTTGCATCATTAAGACACATGAATTTGTGTCTTTTTTTATTTGAAATATGAAAGGTGGTGGAACACATGGCTAAAAAGAAAGTTGAAACAGTTGAAGAAACAGTAGCTACAGTAGAAGTCAATGCAAATGATATTGTTTATTGTAATGTTGAAAAACAATTTAAAGACAGTACAAGAGGCGATAGATTTATGAGAGTTGACGATTGCTACAGAACTACTAGAGAAAGAGCTGATAAACTAGTTGCCGCAGGATACTTATCTTATTATGACGATCAAGTTGTTTCAGTTGTTGTAGAAGATGCAGAATTAGAATCAACAGAAGATGATGATACAGATAAGAATGCTACTCCAAATAATGATCCAGAAACTGGTGATAATGGTGAAAACGGATACGTAGATCCAAATGCTAGTGATAATGGGGACAATGGAAATGCTAATCCAGGAACAGAAGATGATGATTCATCTAATGACAAAGATAATAACCCAAACGAATAACGGATGATAGTTTCTATCATACAAAACGTTGGAAGAAAAAAAGAAAAGAAATCTTAAAAAGAGATCACTACGAATGTCAAAGATGCAGAAGCAAAGGCAAAGTTGCTACTAATAATCCACAATTCAAGGGAAAGAAAGTAAAGCTAGAAGTTCACCATAAGAAAGAACTTAAAGACTTTCCAGAACTTGCATTTAATGATGATAATTTAATTACTTTATGTACGAGATGTCATAATGAAATCCACGAAAGATTTAAGTTCCAAAAGTCTAAAAAGTTTTGGAATGTCGAACGTTGGTAAATCCCCCCGGTCAAAAAAAACACCCTAAATTCGGGGGAACGATAAACGTGAGGGGGAGGTGCGAAAAGATGGATTTCGGAAATTTTCATGTGAAGGGGGGTGGTGTATATGACAGCCATTTCAGAGGAAAAAGCCAAAGCTAAACCAAAGAAAAAAAGGTTAAGTGGTGTTAAGAAAAAAATATATGATAGTCTTAAAGAACAATTGGAAATCAACGATAATTACAATGATTATACAGAAGATTTGCTACAAGATTATTTAACTATGTATGACACTAAATGTATGCTAGCCCAGGATATTAAAGATAGAGGTGTTTCACTTGAATATGACAATGGAGGAGGTCAAAAAGGCAGTAGAAATAATCCTAGTATTGATCTTTATAACCGTACAAATGCCCAAATGTTAAAGTTATTAGATGCACTTGGGTTGAAGCCGTCAAAGATGTCTAAACCGTCATCTGATGGTGATGATGATGACGACTTGTAGTAATAATTATGTACAAGAATACTTTGAATTAGTCGAATTCGGACAAGTCAAAGTTTGTAAAAAAGTAAAACAGAATATTGAATTAGTAAAAAGTAAATTACAAGAAGATGTTTATTTTGAAGATGAAAAAATAGAGAAATCTATTAGAGCTATAGAAAAATATTTCTTTAAATTATTTCCGTTCCAAAAATACATAATTGCATGTATTTTTTTACGTTATAGAAAAAATAATCAATTAGTATTTAATAATTTTTATCTAAAATTAGGTCGAGGAAATGGAAAAAACGGACTTATTTCTGCAATAGCATTTATCTTAATCTCTAATATCAATAATATACTTGGTTATAATGTCGATATTATCGCTAATAGCGAAGAACAAGCAAAAACATCTTTTGAAGATATTTACAATGTATTAGATAATCCAAAAAATGAAAAGTTATCAAAGAAATTTCTTTATACTTTAGAAAAAATAACATTCAAAAAGACACGTTCAAAATTACGTTATCACACATCTAATCCAAAAACAAAAGATGGTGGACGTCCTGGTTGTCTTATTTTCGATGAGATTCATGCTTACGAAACATTTAAAAACATAGATGTACATACCTCTGGGCTTGGTAAAGTTGCGGATGGTCGTACATTCATGATAACAACAGATGGAAATGTACGTGATGGAGTGTTAGATTCTATTGATGGTGAAGCATCATGTGTTTTGGATGGTTCAATACCTAATTCAAGAATGTTTCCTTTTGTATGCGAACTTGATGATCCAGACGAAGTTGATGATCCAGAAAATTGGGAAAAGCCTTGCCCTGCTATAAATTATCTTCCAGAATTAAAACAAGAAATGCTTGATAAATACCAATCAATGCAGATACGCCCACATGAGCGGAATGAATTTATGACAAAAAGAATGAATATGCCACATAGGGACGAAGCAACAGCAGTTGCGAAGTGGGAAGATATTTTAGCTACAAATCAAGAAATACCTAACCTGGAAAATTATACAGCAGTTGGTGGAATAGACTATGCAGAAGTACGAGATTTTTGTGCGGTAGGTCTATTATTTAAAAAAGACAATAAATACATTTGGTTACATCATTCTTTTATCTGTGAAAAAAGTCCTAATTTAAAAGCTATTAAATTTGATGTTGATATGGCTGTAGAAATGGAACTTGCCGAAATAACAAAAGGTAATACGATAGATCCAGAATTGATAGTAGCCTGGTTTTTAGAAGCTCTTAAAAAGTATGGGATTAAAAGAATTGCAATGGATAGATTCCGTTATAATGTTTTGAAAGATACATTTAACAAATACGGTATTTATCCAAAAGACAAAGAACATCCGGACGGATTGCTCGTACTTATAGGTAACGGATATATCACTCATAATAAAGTAGCTCCACTAATTGATGAAATTTTTGCAAATCATAAAATCATCTATGGCGATGATCCAATGATGAGGTGGTACACTAACAACACGTACGTAGATGTTGATAAAAAAGGTAACAAATCATATAAAAAGATTGAGCCAAAGCTACGAAAGACAGATGGTTTTATGGCTTTAGTTGCAGCGATTAGTATAGAAGATGAAATTCCGATTGATACAAGTCAAGGTGAATTGCTAGGTGCAATAACATTTTAGAAAGGTGGGATTATATGGGATTTTTAAGTTGGCTAAAGTTCGCTTTTACCAAAGATGGAATCACAAAATTATCCGAATCCTTTGACACAGATGTTTTGCTTGAAGTCTACTATAAGGAATTAGCTATATTTAGTGCAATAAATCTAATTTCAAAAGGTTTAGCAAATAGTAAGTTTAAAACTTATTATAAAAAGCAACAAATCAAAAAAGATAATTATTATTTATTCAATATTGAGCCTAACCCAAATCAAAATGCTCAAGAATTTTGGAATCAAGCAATATATAAACTTGTTTTTGATAATGAGGTTTTAATAATTCAAGCCAATGGCTATTTTTTTATTGCTGATTCATTCACTAAAGGCGATAAAGTCCTTTATGTTAATGATTTTACTAATGTTCAAATTGGTAAACTCACAATGAATAAAAAGTATATGATGAATGAAGTTTTTTATACTCAATTAAATTACAAGAAAGTTGTAGAATTGATTAACGGATTATATGCTTCTTATGGGAAATTATTATCTCATGCTATGAAAGATTATAGTAAGAGAGGCGGAATTAAAGGTCAAGTTAAGATGTCTACTAACTTTTCACAAAGATTTAAGGATCAAGAGGCTTTAAGAAATTATATACATGAAAAATTCAAAAGTTATTTTGAATCAACAAATGCAGTAATGCCTGTTGAAGATGGATTCACATTTACTGAATCAGATAAGATAAAATCATCAACTAATAGCGAGGAAATAAACAAACTAATTGATGAAATTTTTTCTATAACTGGAATTGCTTTTAATATTCCAAAGGGACTATTACTAGGTAATTTAGCAGATTTAGATAGTTCTATAAAAAGTTTTCAAACATTTTGTTTAGATCCAATTGCTAATATGTTTGAAGATGAGATAAATAGAAAATTATATGGAAAAGAACAATATTTAGATGGTACATATCTAAAGGTTGATACTTCATCACTAGAACATATAGACATTCTTAAAACAGCATCTAATCAAGAAGCTCTAATTAGGAATGGTTATAGTCCTAACGAAGTAAGAGAAATTATTGATTATGATCAAGTAGATGAGGACTGGGCTAATACTCACTATATGACTAAAAACTATAGTACAGATTTAAGCAAAGAAAATGAGAAAGAGGGTGAAAAGACATGAAGCAGACATTTATGAAATTCGTAGAGAACGAGGAGCAAGAAAATGCAGAACTTTATATCTACGGTGATATTGTTGACTATGCTTGGTGGGAAGATGAAGTTAGTGCGAATGATATTCGTAAAAAACTTGATGAATCCAATGCCAAAACAATCAATGTTCATATTAACAGTTTAGGTGGTGATACCTTTACCGGACTTGCGATTTTTAATTTATTAAAAGCCAAAAGTAAAACAGCAAAAATTGTTACGTATGTAGATGCAATTGCCGCATCAGCAGCATCAATTATTGCGATGGCCGGTGATAAGGTAATTATGCCGAGTAATACTCTTATGATGATTCATAATTGTTGGGGTTTAAGAATTGGAAATGCAGACGAATTGCGAAAAGCAGCTTCTGATATGGATACAATAATGGATGCAGTCATTCAATGTTATTTATCTAAAATTAAAATAACAGAAGATGAATTACGTGATTTATTAAAAGAAGAAACATTCTTTACCGCTCACGAAGCACTAGAAAAAGGTTTCTGTGATGAAGTTATAGATTTGACAGAAGAGAGCGGAAGCACTCAACAAAATGCTCTTTCAAGTCTTGTAAAAATCATAAAGGAATCAAAAACAAAAGCTAGTGTTGTTAAAGAAACAAATTATATTGTTTCAAATAATATATCTCCACAAAAAACAGAAGAAAATAATATGGTCGAAAGCAATGTTAAAACATCGCTTTTTAATTTGAAATAATTAGGAGGGATATTATGAAAAATAAAGATTTAGAAACTATTTCAAAAGACGAATTAAGAAGTAAAGCATTAAGTGCTATCAAAAACGGAAATGCAGAAGAATATCTTGATACAGTAACAGAATATTTCACAAATTTAGCAGATGAAATCAAAGAACAATACGAAAGTGCAATTGCTACAAACGACGTTGAAATTCTTTCAAAAAGAGGATTTAGTGTTTTAACATCAGCAGAAGAAAAGTATTATAATGCTTTAGCAAATGCTATGAAAACAAAATCAGCTTTAACTGATATTGAAATGCCACGTACAATTATTGATCGTGTTTTTGAGGAATTAGAAACAGATCACGAATTGTTACAAAAAATTAACTTCCAAAATGTAACAGGTGTTACAGAAATGATTATCAGAAATGGTGATGCAGAAGCAGCATGGTGGGGTGAATTAACAGATGCTGTTAAGAAAGAATTAGCAAGTGCATTCAAGAAAATCACTACTAATACTTTAAAATTATCAGCATATCTTCCAGTAGCTAAAGCTCATTTAGATTTAGGTCCAGTATACCTAGATGCATTCGTTAGAAGATTTTTATTAGAATCTTTAGCTATCGGTCTTGAAAATGCTATCGTAACAGGTGATGGTAATAAAAAGCCAATCGGTATGGATAGAGATTTACAAGGTAATGTTGTTGAGGGTGTATATCCACAAAAAGAAGCTAAATCAGTTACATCATTAAGTCTTGCCTCTTTAGGTGCTTTAATGGCAGAATTAACTAACGATGGAAAAAGAAAAGTACCAAGTGCTTTATTCATCGTAAATCCATACGATTATTTATCTAAAATTTTACCAGCTATCTACTATCGTACAGCAGATGGACGTTGGGTAAGTAATTTACCATTCCCAATCACATTTGTACAATCTTGTGAAGTAGCTAAAGGTAAAGCTGTTATGGGTATTGCTAAAAACTATTTCCTAGGATTAGGATCACAAAATAAAATTATTAAATCAGAAGAATGTCATTTTATAGAAGATGAAACAGTATATCTTGCAAAATTATATGGTACAGGTATGCCAGTAGATAATACTTCATTCTTATATCTTGATATTTCTGGTATTACTTTTGAAGAAAATGCAGAATCTATTTAATTAAATAGGGAGGTGTTAAGCTATGGCGACTACACAAGAGATTCCATATTTTGATGAAGTCAAAAGACATTTAGCTATCACCTGGGACGATGATAATACAAATCAAACTGTAAAAGATTATATTATTGATGGTAAAAATCACCTCATGAAATTATGTGGTGATTTTTCCATTGATTTTAATACCGATGTTGAAGCAAAGAGATTGTTAAAAGAATATTGCAGATATGCAAGAAATTATAGCATTGAAGCATTCGATGCGAACTTTTCACAAGATATATTGAGGTTGCAAATAGATCATGCTCTTCCGGACTACAGTAAAACATCAAACGTATAATGATGGTGTTTTGGAGTATTATAAAACGACTCCAAAATATAATGCTTCAAAAAAGAAAATCGGTGATGAAAAAATTTATATAGGCAAGTTAAATTTTGAATTAGCATATAAACGTCAACAAGATCTTGAATTTGCAGAATCTAAAAGTAAAAAACTTGATATGAAAGTCAAAACTCCTAAAGTTCCGTTTAATACGGAATATTTAGTTAAAATTAACAACGAATTTTATGAGTGTTATTTATGTGAAGATAGTGATCGAGTAAGTAATTATCTTTATTTACAAAAGGTGTCATTATGACAGATGAAAAAATAGTTTTAGCAATTAAAGCTATTGGCTATGAGCCTTTCCAAGATGAAGCTGATCCAGAAGAATTAAATGCATATACAAAATATTGTGTTTATTATCCCTATGGATTGAAAAAACAAGATCAACTTATTATTCATAAAATAATTGAATTTGTATTTGTTAATGAAAAAGAAGAATTTGACGAATTAGAGATTATTGAGGCTTTAGAAAAAATAGGATTAACATTTCAAGATGCCGATTATGGAAAATTAAAAAAAGTCGCAGGTGGCGATATAGTTAATTCATTAACTTTAAGATTTGCACGTCCTAGAAAAAGAAAGTGCATATACTAATGGAAACTATTTTTAAGTTAAAAGAAGATGATATGCAAAAATTAGTTGATTCAATAATGAAAATCCCTAATCTTGCAGAAGATATAATGAATGATTATCTTCACAATAAAGGAGCAAATATTGTAATCAACAAAATTACTGACGAGATGCCGCTAGGTGTCAACGACAATAAAAAATATAAGGGTTATCCAAGAACTCATGCTAAATACTCTGTCAGTTTAGAGTATACGACTATGAATTTAGGATTTGCAGTAAAGACTACAAGAAATCCATTTTTTGGATATTTGTATTTCCCGGCTTTTGGTGAGGGTACTTCTAAAAGAAATACTCCTAATCTTTTCTTTGAAATAGGTGCAGAAAAAGCCAGAGATCCTATTGTAGATAACCTTGCAGAATTGCTTGAAAATAAAATAAAGGAGGGATTAAGCAATGGCAGAAACAATTAAAGTGTTTGATGAATGTAAAATTACGGACACACATGTAAAATTATATGATCGTAAAACTGGAGCTTTAGCTACAGGCGAAGCATCAAAATTAGGTTGTACAGGTAAAATAGAGCTTTCTTCAGAATACAAAACAATTGTAAAAAATTGTGAGGGTGTAGAAGAAAAAAGTGTTAAAAAACTTGTAAAATTAACTGGAAAAATAACAGCTCACATGCCGCTTGCTATCGCAAGAACAATATTTGGTTTAAGTAATGATGGACTTGCACCAGGAGTTTATGCAATTTCTGATACTTCATTTACTCCAGATATGCTTTTAACTACAAAGGCAGTTGATTTATTTACTGATGAAGAAAAATATATGTGTTTGCCTAAACTTTCATTTACAACTGGTTTTGCAAAAACTATTGATAATACAGTAGAAGAGGTAGCAGAAGTTGAATTAGAATTTAGTGCATATAAAGATGCAAATAAAAAATTCTATTATGAATCTATTGCTAGTGAAGTTGATTCTACTATTGGTGATAAATGGCTTACTAATTTTGATCCAACAATGGTAGTTGCATCAACACAATAATAAAAATATAACCCTACATTTGTAGGGTTTTTATTTTTAATGTTAGGAGGGAAAAAATGAGTTCTATTAAGTTAAAAGACGGAACAGAAATAAATAACTTAACTATAACATACAAGAATTTGTTTGATTTTCAAAAGACTTATCCAGAATCAAAAGATTTAATGGAAGCCTTGATAAAAAAACAAACTTTCGATCATGAAACAATGATTCAACTAATTTATGTTGCTTATCTAGGAACTAACCCAGATAAGAAATTGGAATATATAGATTTCCTAGATCAAATTGGATTTGATTATAAGAGAGATTTAACATTATTTAAAGAAATAACAGGACTTGTGGTAGACGAAAAAAACTAAAGTTCCAAAAATCATTGTTGAAAGTTACCAACAAGACACAAGGAAAGTATAGGATGCCCGATTTAGAAGTTAGAACTATTGCGGACGTCTATACACTTTATGTCATGAATGCAGGTATACCTCATGATGATTTTTGGAATCAAGACATTATTTTTTTAGAAACAGTTTATTTCAATAAAATGGCTTGGAATCGTTGGGAAAAAAATCCGAAAGAGAGGTGATTTTATGGCAAAGAAAACTGGTGTTGAATTAGAATTTAGTATTCTTGATGAAGAATTTAAGAAATCAATTAAAGAGATGAATACCTCTCTATCATCTATGAGAAAGGAATTAACTCTTGAAAATGAAACATTAAAAAGTTCTAGTGCTTCTGTTAGTGATTATGAAAATAAATTAAATACATTGAGAGAACAACAAGAACTTTCTAAAAACAAAGTTAATGAAGCAGCAAGTGCTTATGAAAAAGTAAAAGCATTATTTGGTGAAAATTCAAAAGAAGCGAGTAAGTATAAAGATACTTTAGTATTAGCTCAAACAGAACAGCAAAGAATCACAAATGATATAGATAAGACGACAAGTGCTTTAAATGAATATGAAGCACAGTTGAAAGAAAGTGAACAAAAGAATCGTGATGCTAATACAACTTTATCTACATTAAATAAAACAATTTCAGAACAAAAAAGTTATTTGGATGAGTTAAAAAGACAGTACGTAAATACTGTATTAGAACAAGGGAAAAGTTCTACTCAAGCGAAGAACTTAAAAAATGAAATTAAAAATTTAAGTAGTGAAATAAATTCTAGTGAAAAAAGATTAAATAGTGCAGAACAAGCACTTGATAAATTTACTGATTCACAAAAAGATGCAGGGAATCAATCAATTACTTTTGGTGATTTAATAAAAAGTAATTTAATAAGTGAAGCAGTAATCGGAGGAATTAAAAGTCTTGCAAATTCAGTAAAAAGCATGGCTTCTGATTTAGTAGGATTTGTAAAGTCGGGTGTTGAATCAGCTACAGATTTGGCAGAATCTCAAAACGTTGTAGATGTAACATTTAAAGAAAACTCAAAAACTATTGATGAGTGGTCCAAGAAAGCCGCAAATGCTTATGGTATGAGCGAATTAAGTGCCAAAAAATTCAATGGAACAATGGGTGCAATGTTATCATCTATGGGACTATCAGATGATGCTGTATTAAATATGTCTACAGATATGGTAGGTTTAGCGGGTGATATGGCATCATTCTATAATTTGGATCATGAAGAGGCTTTTAATAAAATTCGTGCAGGTATCTCTGGTGAAACAGAGCCATTAAAGCAATTAGGTATTAACATGTCAGTTGCCAACTTGGAGGCTTTTGCATTATCACAAGGAATTGATAAATCATATAATTCCATGACACAAGCAGAACAAGCTACATTACGTTATAACTACTTAATGGAAGCAACAAAAGATGCTCAAGGTGATTTTGCACGTACAAGCGATGGACTAGCTAATCAACAGAGAATATTAACCTTGAATATACAAAATTTAGCTACTGAAATTGGTACTAATTTATTACCTACAATAAATGGTATAACTACCGCCATAAATGGTATGATGTCGGGCGAAATGAGTGTAGACGAGGGTATGGCTCAAATTACCGAAGTTTTAATGTCTTTAATTGATAATATTATGTTAGCATTACCTAGTTTCCTAGAACAAGGAGCTAATATACTAACATCTCTATTATCTGGAATAATAAGTATGATTCCACAAATTACACCTACTTTGGTGCAGATAATAACAAAAATAGTAACAGAACTAATCAACATGTTACCGCAAATACTACAAGCAGGTATTCAAATAATTATTTCATTATGTCAAGGAATAGCACAATCATTACCGACATTAGTACCAACTATTGTTAGTGTAATTTTAGAAATGGTTAATATCTTGACTAATCCAGATAATTTAATGAATATCATAAATGCAGCTTTAACCTTAATTTCTTCACTTGCAGAGGGAATTATTGCAGCAATCCCGGTATTAGTTGAAAAACTACCAGAAATCATAAACAATATTACAACTTTCTTTACTGAAAATCTTGATCAAATCATAGACACCGGAGTTGAGCTAATTGTTAATTTAGCCATGGCTTTGGTTGATGCAATCCCAGTAATCCTAGAAAATTTACCTAAAATATTAACAGCTATCGTAAATGGATTATTAAAAATCCTACCAAAATTAGCGACAGCAGGGTTACAAATGATAGTAAAATTAGGTGCCGCATTGGTTGAAAATATACCAAAATTAGTTGCGAAAATACCTCAAATAATAACTTCTATCATAAATGGATTTGGAAATCTATTAAGTGGAGCCGCTGATATTGGTAAAAATTTCGTAACAGGATTATGGAATGGTATAAATAATGCAAAAGATTGGATTTTAGGGAAAATCAAAGGATTTAAAGATTCTGTTTTAAATGGAATTAAATCATTTTTTGGAATCCATAGCCCATCTACATTATTTCGTGATGAAGTTGGTAAGAATTTAGCCCTTGGTTTAGGATTAGGATTTACAAATGAAATGAAAAGTATAACAGATGACATGCAAGATTCTATTCCTACATCGTTTGATGTTGGAATAAATGCTAATAGTTTAAATAATGCTTATAGCGATAATTTTGTATCAAATAGTAGAAGTGTTAATGATAGTTCTGATTATAATCCAGGACAAGTAGCACCAATTTATTTGAATATTGAAAACTTCAATAATAATAGAGAACAAGACATTGAGGACTTATCAGAAGAATTAGAATTCTACAGAATGAAAGTTTCTTATGGAAAGGGGAATGCTTAATGAATTATTTTATTTTCAAAAAGAATGGTATGATGTACGATTCAAGAGATTATGGAATAGGTTGTGGAGGATTCCCCGCTATTGTTATTCCTCAAAAAAGAGTAGAAATAGAAAAATTACCAGGAAGAAACGGAACATTGATAAGTACAGATGATTGTTATGATAGTTATACAAAAACTATTGAATGTTATATGGAAGATGAAGTCTACAAAGATTTATCATGGTTAAATGGTAGTGGTAAATTGATACTTTCAAACGAATTGGAAAGAGAATACGATGTTACAATTAAAAACAATATCGAATTAGATCAAATAGCTACCTATTGGCGAAATTTCCTTATTAAATTTGAAGTACAGCCTTTTAAGAAAAATGTTAATAAACATACTTTGATTTACAAAGAAAAAGACTTCGTATTTAGAATTGGTGGAAATGCCAAATCTTTACCTTTAATTTATGTTACAGGTACTGGAAATATAGATATAACAATCAATGATAATACTTTTCAAATTAAAGATTTAAAAAATACTATTCTTCTTGATTCCGAATTGCAAGTTGCAATCGAGGATGAAACAAATGCACTTCCTAAAACAAATGGTGATTTTCCAAAATTAAATCCAGGACTAAATAAATTCCATATTACAGGGGATTTATTGAATATAAAAATAAAATACCAGGATACTTACTTATGATAAGAATCTATAACAATAATTGTGAGGATTTTGATAATAATGGTCTTGGAATTTTATCAGATTTTAAAACATCGCCTAAAATTAAGGAATCTTTAAATGGAAGTTTTGAATTAAATTTTGATTATGCAATAAAAGGTCAAAATGCAGAATATCTAATTGTTGATAACATAATCAAAGCTCCATACGACAATACGTATCAATTATTTAGAATAAAAAAAGTAAAGCCATCGCTTACTAAAATAAATGTATATGCAGCTCATATCTTTTATGATTTATCAGAGAACTTTTTAACAGATGTAGCACCAACTCAAAAAAGTGGAGTAAATGCTATTAGTTGGTTACTGGAAAATGCAATGTTTCCGACAAAGTTTAAAGTTACTGGTGATGCTATATCAGATAATTCCGCAAGATACGTCCGCAAAAATATTGTAGATGCTATTTTAGGAGCTGATAATTGTATTGTGAAACGTTGGGGTGGCGAAATTGAAAGAGATAATTTTAATATTATCTATCATAAAGAAAGAGGAAAAGATAGAGGAGTTTATATTAAGCAAGGTAAAAACATAAAAGAGATAGAAATAGCTATCGACTTTACAACTGTTTTTACTCGAGTAATTCCGCAAGGAGCAAACGAACTTCTTTTGCCAGAATTATATGTTGATTCGCCTTTAATAAAAACATATAGAAATCCAATAATTACAAAATATGAATTTAATGATATAGCAGTTGATGAAACAACAACAGAAGAACAGGCTTATGAAAAATTAAGAGAAGCATCTAAAAAGCTGTTTTCTGATAATGGAATAGATAAGCCTACAATATCAGTAAAAGTTAATTGGTTAGAATTATCTAAAATGGATGAATATAAAGAAAGATATAGCAATTTTGAATATGTACGTCTAGGCGATACAGTAACGGTCCAAGCATTAGGATACGAATATAAAATTCGTGTAATTACTGTAGAATATGATTGCTTATTGAATAGATACACGTCTTTTGAAATTGGTGATCCAAAAGCTGATTACGTAGGTAATCAAGCTGAAAATATAATTGGTGAAATTCAAAAAAATTCTTCAAGTGTATTGCAACAAGCTAAACAAGCAGCAACAGCTCTAATCAATAGTGGATTTGGCGGACACGTAAGAATATATCCAGATCGTATTTTAATTATGGATACGGAAGATGAGTCGACCGCAAAAAATGTATGGCAATGGAATCTTAATGGTTTTGCACATTCATCAACTGGTCCAAATGGTGATTATGAATTAGGAATGACAATTGACGGTCAAATTGTCGCTGATAGAATTACTACAGGAACAATGGATGTACAAAGAATAAATGGTTTAGCTAGTACATTAGGGAAAATCAATACATCAATAGAACTTAATGAAAATAATATAACAGCTTGTGTAAAAAAATCGGACTTCGAGCAGTCTAATCAATTATTGAATGAAAATTTGGAACTATTAAAACAGCAACAGCTTGATTTAGTAGCTACAAGTCAATCATTATCTATCAATATTAAATCGTTAGTAGAAAATGGTGTTAATCGTTTAAAAAATACGATGTTTGAAATAACTGACGAGGGAATGAGAATTGCTAACGATCATGAAGAATTTAATGCTCTTTACAATAACAAAGGATCATATCTTTATTCTTATGATAAATTAGTAGCAAAGTATGATAAAGACGGAGGATCAAGCCCCGTTTTTTCAGTTACAGAAGAATTTATTGCATTAGGTATAAAATTTGAAAAAGAAATTGATGATAACGAACAGGTTATCATGGGACATTGGCAAGGTTGGTGATAAAAAATGAATGGAGGAACAGCACATTTAGTACATAGTGGTAGATCTAACTATGGAAGTGGGTTTAATATAGAACTTTATGTATACTCAAAACAAGTTTATCAAGACATTGCTAATAACTATACTAGATTAGGTCTAGGAATGTATGTACAGACTCCAGGCTCTGGTTATACCATAGCATGGACTGATTATGGATCATATATCGGAGTTGATGGAGTAGGTACAAATAGTTTCTCATGTGGTGTTAGTTATAAAGGTGGTCAAATATGGCTTGTAACAAATCAAGAATTTAATGTTTATCATAATTCAGATGGTACAAAATGGGCGACAATATTATGGAAGTGGGGAGTTAATTCATCTTGGGGGCAATTTACAAAGCCTAGCGGTAGTTTTGGTATTTCCTTAACACAAATACCTAGAACATCGAAAGTATCGTGTACGGACTTTAATATAAGCTCTACAGCGATGATAAATATTGAAAGACATTCAAGTTCTTTCACTCATACTGTAGTTTGGTCCTTTGGAAATGCTACAGGGACAGTATCTACTAAAACATCTCAAACAAGTATAGGATGGCAAACTCCATCCGCTTTATTCGCTCAAATACCAAATGCAACAAAAGGAACAGGTACAATTACATGTTATACATATAGCGGTGATACGTTAATAGGAACATCTACTTGTAGTTTCAATGCCTTTGTTGTAGATAGTAATCCAGTTGTAAGTGTTTCAATAGTTGATAGCAATACAACAACTAAAAATTTAACTGGTGATGAGAATATACTTGTTAAATACTTTAGTAATGCGAAAATTGTAGTTAGTGCAACAGCGAAGAACTCTTCATCAATTAAAAGTTATTCAGTAAAATGTGAAGATGGTAAAAGTTCAACTTCTGCATCATGCACTTTTAATAAAATTGAAAGTGGTAATTTTACAGTTGTAGTAACGGATAGTAGAGGTTTAGCTACTACAATAACAGTTAATAAAACTATGATAAATTATATAAAACTAGCATTAACAGAGGTAAAAGTTAAAAGAGAATCTTCTACCTCATCAAAAGTATATTTGTCTTATACAGGGCAATATTATAGCGGCTCATTTGGTAGTTTGCTTAATACTTTGACTATTAGATACAGATATAGAATCAAAGACGGAACGTGGTCCGCATATAAGATACTAGAGCCAACTATAAAAGATAATGCTATATCACAAAGTGATTTATTGATTGGAAGTGATTTTTCTTATCATAATGAATATGATTTTGAAATAGTGGCTTCTGATAAATTGATAACAGATGATGAAACAAAAACAACAAAAGAAATTAAGATGGGTGAGGGGTTATTTGAAATAAGAAAAACACTATTTGGGATTCATGGAACTTTTGAATCAGATAGTAAACCTCTTAAATCAGCCAATCTTAATTTAGTAATTGGTAGAACTTTTTTTGCAACATGCATTGAATGTACTAACTCGCCAAATAACATAACTTTTGGTTATTTACTTAATATATCAAGAAATGGAACAGATGAGAGGGAATTGTATAATAAGCAATTCTTTTTTGATGGAACAACCAACGATATATATGTGAGAACACAAAATAATGATTCATGGTTAAGTTGGACTAAAGTATAGGAGGTGTTGACATGTTTATTGAGTTCCCAAGAGGTGATTATAAATCTTTAACAATAACTATAACCGGCTATGCTGGTGCAATAGAACAGATTTATTTCACAGTAAAAGAAAATGCAAATTCTAGTGAAGCAATTTTACAAAAGAAAATTGGTGATGGAATTGAATATTCCGAAGAACTAGGAAAATATGTTTTAAAATTTGAGCCAGGTGATACTGATAAAATGGAAATGAATCGTATTTATGGTTTTGATTTTGAAGTAATAGCAGAAGATGGAAATCTTAAAAAAACATTTGTAGGTCAATTTCATTTAACAAATGAATATACCCATACTGGAAACGAGGTGTAGAAATGGAAAATATGAGTTTAGCATTTGACGATATGGAGTTTTATAAAGGTACGAGCTTCTATATGGCAGGTGCATGGAATGGTACTACAGAATATATAAATAATGCATCAAAAATTGACGTTGTAACATATAATGGAAGTTCTTATGCATGTTTAGAAACAAATACGAATGTTGTACCAGGAACAGATGATACAAAGTGGCAATTACTAGCCAAAAATGGCGATGCAGGAACGATTAAGGTCGGGACAGTAGAAACAGTTGCCGCAGGTCAAAAAGCTGTTGTAACTAACGTAGGAACATCTCATAATGCGGTATTTAATTTTAAAATTCCAAAAGGTGAAGATGGAACTACAGAAATCACAAATATTGAAGAAGTAGAAAATTATATTTACTATGGTGTAAGAAGAAAGGTGGAACAAAATAGTTCTAGTGCATGGGAAAGAATAGGAAGAGGCATAGGCAAAGTTGCAAATGCTACTAAAGATGGTACAGAAGTAACAAATGACTTTGATTCTATTTATCCATGGAGTGATATTATCACTTGTAATTTAGATCCTAGTACAAATGAAATAAATGCATTTATAGATGATCCAACATTTACTTTTGATGGAACAAATGGCGAAGTAATGACACGAATCCCAGAATTCTATTGGAAACATTATGTACAAGATGGATATGAATATATTTTGATTTCAAGATATAATCTTGCTGACTTTACAAGAAGTGAAGAATTTTTCATCGGTAGATATGATTCTAGTTATGATGGTACAAAATTACATAGTGTAACAGGTGTTGTGCCAGAAGTAATGAGAAGTATAACATCATTTAGAGCCGCTTCTAAATCTGTAGGTGAAAATTGGTGTCAGTTAGATTATCATTATTTCTTAATTCAAATGTTATATTTAGTAGAATATGCTGATTATAATTCTCAAAGTAAACTTGGTAGCGGTATAACTACTTGTAGAGTATCTGATGCAGATAAAGCATTAGTTGCAGAAACTGGTGTTAATAGGATTATATTAGAAACATCAAGAGCAAATGCTTTTATTGTAGGACAACAGGTAAGTATAGGAACAAGTGCAGCATGGAACTGGGCTGTAGCTAAAAATAGAACAGTAACAAGCATAGAAGATTATAGCGATGGAAGTGTTACTGGTAGAGCTGTATATTTTGATGGTGATGCTGTAAATATTGCTGTAGGTAATGTTTTATGGTCTACAGGCCAAAAGTCCGGACATTGTGATTCTTTAGGTATGAAGTCAGGTTGCTTGTCAAATGACGGAAAACATGCTATAATATATCGTGGTATTGAAAACATATTTGGTAATGTATTTCAATGGGTAGATGGTATTAACTTCAATGACTATCAAGCCTATGTTTGTACGAATCCAGAAGAATATGTTTCAGACTTGTTTGAATCCCCTTATGAAGAACTTGGATATATGTGTTTTAAACCAGATGATGGAGCAACTAATACAGCTAAAGAGGGATATTGTAAATCTTTAGGATTTGATAAACAAAATCCAATATTTACTTTACCTACAGAAGTAGGCGGATCTTCTAGTAGTTATATGTGTGATTATGCATATATCAACAGCGGTAAAAGAGTTGCCCGTGTCGGCGGTTACTATATTTCTGGAACTCTTGCGGGCTTGTGGTACTGGCATCTGAATGTTACGTCCAGTGTTACGTACTATTTCAACGGAGGTCGTCTTCTTAAATACCAGGCATAGCGGGGGAATGGGGGTGGCCAACCCCCAATATAAAAAGAAATCGACTTTAGTCGAAAAATTGATTTTTGAAAATTTAATAGGGATTTGATATGTGGACCTCGAGGTTTTCGACGTGCTTTTTGCCCGTGTCGGCGGTAACTATAATAATGGAACTAATGCGGGCTTGTGGTACTGGAATATGAATAATACATCAAGTGATACGAACTATAACAACGGAGGTCGTCTACTTATATTGAATAAATTTATTACATATCATTTTCCTTGCCACTTGGCAAAAATTAGTCGTTCTGGGTTGGGCTAGTAGGTTTATATCCATAGTAGGAATTTCTCGAAAACCTGGCAGACAAATATAAGAATACCAGAAATATCAGAGGAAAAAATCAAAATGAAAAGAATAGGTAATATTTATGAGAAGATTACAATACTAGAAAATATTGAGTCAGCAATTTTTCATGCAGCTAAAGGTAAATCATCAAGAAAGAATGTTTCAAAGATTCTTGATTGTCCAACTTATTATGCTATGAAAATACAAGAAATGTTAAAAGAACATACTTATATACCATCGCCATATATTGAAATGAAAATATTGGATGGTGTCCGTAAAAAAGAAAGAATAATATATAAGCCACATTTTTATCCAGATCAAGTTATTCACTGGGCATTGATGTTGCAAATTGAAGATATACTTATGAAAGGTATGTACGAATTTTGCTGTGCTTCTATTAAAGGTAGAGGTCTTTTATACGGAAAAAGACATTTGGATAAGATTCTAGTTGATGATCGTAAATATACCAAATATTGCTTGAAGTTAGATGTTAAAAAATTCTATCCATCTATTGATAAAGAAATATTAAAACAGAAATTTAGAAAAAGAATAAAAGATAAAGAAACTTTACATTTGATTGATTTGATTATAGATAGTTCTGATGAGGGAGTTCCTATTGGAAATTTTACTTCACAATGGTTTGCAAATTTTTATTTGCAAGATTTAGATCACTACATTAAAGAAGAATTAAAAGTAAAGTATTATATCCGTTATATGGACGATATGGTATTGTTTTCAAACAATAAAAAGGAATTACACAAAGTAAAAAAAGCTATTGATGAATTTCTTGATAAAGAACATTTGAAAATAAAAGAAAATTGGCAATTATTCAAGACTGATAGTCGTCCACTAGATTTTCTTGGGTATCGATTTTATAGAGGATATTCCACTTTAAGAAGAGGTAATTTTTTAAGAATCAAACGAAGAGCAAAGAAAATATCAAAAAAAGAAGAACTTAATTTTCATGATGCGGCAGCAATGCTTTCATATTCTGGTTGGTTGAAACATTGTGATTCATATAATTATCAACAAAAATATATTAAGCCGTATATTAACTATAAAAAGTGTAAGGAGGTCGTGAGCATTGAAAGTAAGAAGCGACAGGCTTCCTCAAAACGATTTTGAAATCAATAATATTCAAGACAACAGATGTGATGTTGTCTTTTTTGATTTAAAAAATCATGAAGAGGAAACAGATGAAAACGGAAATATATCATACATTTACGAATCATACATAGTAAACGTTGCTTATAGAGAGTCATTAGGAGCCGATATAAGCAACAATTATGACAAATGGTATAATTATGCTACCAAGTCCAATTACGACGTTCTAGCGGGTGAAATTAGGGCTAAAAGAGATGAATTATTAAAAGATAGTGATAAACACATGCTATTTGATAGATTAAGTTTTGAAATACCAACAGAATTAGATGCAGCTACCCTTTTAACATCTATAAAAACTTTCTTCCAAACAATACGTGAAATAAATAGTAATGCCTGGGCCAAATATAGGCAAGAATTGAGAGATTTAACAAAGCAAGAGGGTTTTCCTTATGATGTTAAATTTCCAACTCCACCGGAAGAATAAAAGGGTATAAAATGGAAAATATTACGACAGTAATTGTTAGTATAACAGCATTTATAACAGCATGTAGTGGTTTAATCATTTCTTTAAAAAAAGCTAAAAAAGAAGTAGAAGAAACTATCCCAAAAAAAGTTAAAAAACAAAGTGATATAAACATGGAAATTGTAAACAGGATGGAATATTTAAAAGAATATTTAAAAGCTGATAGAATCCAAATATATGATTTTCATAATGGAGGGCATTATGCAAATGGCAGAAGTGCTTTAAAAACTAGCTGTACTTATGAAGTTGTAAGAGCAGATATTAAACGTTATCAAATGGAACTACAAGCAATTCCATTAAGTTGCATTCCTCAATTTATAGATACTTTGTTAAATAACAATGAAATGAAAGTCGCAGATTTAGAGGAAATAAAAGATACAATGCCAGGAACGTATAACCTAAAGAAAGATGAGGGAATAAAAAGTTTTTATGACATTGTTATAACTAATAAATCAAAAGAGCCTATTGGCTTTTTAGCGATTCAATATGTTACTAATCATCGTAGATCATACACGATTAACGAACAAGCAGAAATTCTTAAATTGAAATTCTTTATAGAAGAAAATTTAGAAAAAATGCTTAATAAGTAGGAGGATAAGATATGGCAAATAATTTATTAACAATAGTTATGCTATTAGCTGTATTGGGAGTGCTTCATATTACCAATACAATATTAGGAGCTGTTATTGGAAGTCAAGAAACACAATTTGAATGGAAAAAAATAGGAAAAGGAATGTTAAAAGCATTCCTTTTTATTATAAGTTTTATATCTTATTGTTTTTGCCTTGAAGTTTTACCAATTATTTTGGCTAGGGTTGAAATAACTATTCCAACAGATTTAATTACTTTTTTGGAAATTATAGGTATTACTATAACAGCATATAGAAAATATACTGTAGATTGTTACAACAAAATTAAAACAATCATGGGCATCAATGAAAATACAAAAGATACAGAAAGTGAGGGGAATTAGCATGGATGAAGAAAAACTAATTTCAAATGAAGAATTATCAGAAGAAAATATCACAGAAGTATCACAAGAAGAAATCCAAACAATATTTGATATAGATGATGATTTTTATAAAGCATGTTTAGAAGATGAAAATATCGAAGTCAAAACAGATCTTGAAATGGATATAGACGGTATAGGAGCAACAGAAGATGAGGGAATAGGATCAATTTATACCCCTAGACTATCAGCTCCAAGTTATACAGATAAAAACTGGTTACACTATACAAAAGGTGGATATAACTATTGTATTTTAATAAGTGGTAGTTCTTGTTTACCAAATTGTGTAGGTTATGCATGGGGACGTTGGAGAGAACTATTAGGTGCTTATCATAAATTAAGTCGTGCAAATGCAGAAAATTGGTGGGGAAATACCGGTGATGGTTATAAGAGAGGACAAACACCGAAAGTAGGATCAGTCATTTGTTGGCGAAAAGGTCAAGCAGGTAATGCATCGGATGGTGCAGGACATGTTGCAATTGTAGAAAAGGTAAATAGCGACGGATCTATCACTACATCTAATAGTGGTTATGGTGGCACTAGATTCTGGACTTCTACGTACAAATATCCTTATAATGTAGGATCTACATATCACTTTCAAGGATTTATTTATCCGCCAGTTGATTTTGAATCTTCTTCTAATACATCACCATCAAAAGATCCTTTTCCTGGTGTTAGTGATGAAGAATTAGCACGTAGAGTATGGACTGGTGAATTTGGAAATGGCGAAACACGTAAACAAAAACTTGGTATTAGATACAATGCTGTACAATCTCTAGTTGATAGAGGTATAGGAAAAAATACAACATCTAATCCTACTCCAACAACTCCGAAAGTTGATATTTTAGATTTAGTTCGTAAAACCATTCGTGGCGATTTTGGAAATGGAGCAGCTAGAAGAAAAGCACTTGGCTCTAATTATGATGAGGTCCAAAGACAAGTAAATCTAAATTATAATAACGGTACTACTCGTTGGGATAACATTAAATTATACTAATTATTTTTATTACAAAAAGGTAGGGGCTTAAATGTCCTTACCTCTTTTTTTGTGCTTCAATATAAAAATATGAAAAAATGTGATATAATGAAAAAGACTGATTTTCGTTGGCAGGTGATGAAATAATATGAAATGGAAAATAGGAAATATAGAAATTAAAAATCAAGTAGCATTAGCTCCGATGGCCGGAATATCAAATCCGTCTTATATGAAAATATGTGAAGAAATGGGAGTAGGTTATGCTGTTACAGAATTGATAAGTGCAGAAGCAATAGTTAGAGATAACAAGAAAACGTTTGATATGTTAAAAGGAATTGACACTCTTAATATTCCTTTAGCTATTCAAATATTTGGGTCTGATGCTTCAACAATGGCTAAAGCAGCAAAGATAATAACTGACTTATACCAAAATGTATTGATTGAAGTTAATACTTTTTGGTGTAAGTGTTAATGT